CACAAGAGATACTAACGGTCGTAAATTCAAACCCACAGATACACGGGCCGCAAGGAACTTACGAAGCTTATCGCAGAATGTATTCTGCTATGGGCGTACAGAACATCGAACGCTTGTTACCTCCACCACCGCAACCGATGCCAACTGACCCTGCAACGGAAAATCAATTGCTACTGTCTGGACAACAGGTACAAGCGTTCCCTGGACAAGACCACGATGCGCACATCAACGTGCATTTATCGTTTGCGCGTACCACTAACGTGATGACTAATCCGCTTATTTTAGGCGCCGTGCAAGGCCACGTTTATCAACACGTCGCGTTGCGTGCTGCCGAGTTGGTAGAACAACAAAATCAACAAGATCCTGGGTACATGCAGACCATGCAAATGATTCAACAAATGCCACCAGAGCAAGCTCAGATGATGTTGCAACGAATGCAAACAGCCGTGGCTAGAGACGTAGCACAAATACAGGCCACTTTGATGGAACAAGTGAACGCTGCCTTCGTGCCACCAGCACCACCGCCAGATCCTTTGGTTGAGTTGCGTGATAAAGAATTAGATATCAAAGCTCAAGACGTCGATAGAAAACGTGAAGAGTTCTTTGCTAAACAACAGTTCGATGCGCAGAAAGCTATGCAAGATATGCAACTAGCACAAGACAGATTAAACGTTACTCAAGAGATAGCGAGAATGAAAGACGATCTAGGTAGAGACAGATTAGATTCTTCGAACAGAATTAAACAAGCAGAACTATTAATCAAAAGGGATAAATAACTGTCAGTGTCTGTATGCAGCTTCATAACCCTCCCCAAATGAGGCTTTTCAGACACTGACTCCTAGCTATGAGTGATAATCCAGACGCTTTTGTATACCAAGCCGAACTCGATAGAGTTGTCGACGGCGACACGGTAGATGTAATTTTGGATCTGGGTTTTGATGTCAAACTACACAAACAGCGTGTACGTTTGCACGGCATTGATACTCCTGAATCTAGGACTAGAGATCTAGCTGAAAAAAAATTAGGTCTTGCTGCGAAAAAAAGATTGCAAGAATTATGCGTCGGTAAATTTAAAATAAAATCTTTAGGCAAGGGCAAATACGGCAGAATCTTAGGCATACCGTACACCGAAGACGGCGAAGATATCTGTAAAATATTAATCAAAGAAGGGCATGCAGTTGAGTATTACGGTGGCAAAAAAGTAAAAACTTGGGGAGACTATTAGGTGGATGCAGTAAACCTAGCCAAATGGCTGTTAAAAAAAATTAATCAAAGACAACAAGATATACTTGAAACATTGGGTGCGGGTAATATACAATCCGTGGAAGACTATCGCTTCCACATTGGAGAGTTAACAGCACTTCGCTCCTTGGAAGCAGAAATAAGAGAGGTGCTGCAACAAGAGGAATAATCGATGTCAGAACTAGCAGTTCCAAAACACATCGCAGAAGAAAGAGCAAAAGCGAAAGCGCAAGAAGTTACCAACGTAGATTCAGCTTTCGTAGAACCAGATAACAGAGTGCTCGATCCGTCTCTGTTAGACAAATCACTACTAGAAAGATTACCAAGTCCCACCGGCTGGCGACTCTTAGTTTTGCCTTATCAAGGCAGAGCTGTCACCGAAGGTGGAATTCATTTAACCAGTTCAACTTTAGAACGCGAATCGTTAGCGACCGTGGTTGCTTACGTTTTGAAAGTTGGGCCTACGGCTTACCAAGATGAAGGTAAGTTTGAAGGCGTTGCTTGGTGTAAGGAAAAAGACTGGGTATTGATTGGTCGTTACGCTGGCGCGAGATTTCGCCTAGAAGACAACCATGAGGTAAGGATAATTAACGACGATGAAGTTATTGGAACGATTACAGATCCTGATGACATTAAAACTCTATAGGTGATTTATTATGGCTGAACAAGAAGAATACAAACTACCAGAAATATCGGAGGAGCAGATTGAAAAAGCTGCAATGCCCGTTGGTAAAAGAGTAAACGAGGATGTTTCTGAAGAAACTCAATACATTGAGTTAGACGATAACAAAGACGAACTCAAACCTTTGCAAGAAGACGACATCAAAGAAGACTTTGAAACAAGTCAAAAAGTTGTCGAAGAAACCAAAGATAAATCTGAGGTCGAAAAGAAAGCTGCCTATGCGCAGAACCGAATCAACAAAGCAGTAGCGCAAGCGAAAGACTTTCAACGCAGAGAGTTGATGGCCATTCAATACGCTAAACAACTGCAAGAAGAAAACGAGCGTTTAAAAACTAGCAAACAAACTTTTGAAGAAGATATGTTTGAAAGTCGCAAAAACGAAACCGAAGCTGCAATCGAATTAGCAAAACAAGCGCATAAACAAGCGGTTGAAGCTAACGATTCAGATTCAATCGCCAGAGCGACAGAAGCTTTAAGCACAGCAATAGCTGAGAAAAAGTTTATTGAAGCAAGCGAATCCAGAGCAAAAATAGAAAAAGCTAACGCTCCAAAAGAACAGACTGCACCAGAGATTGCTCAGCCTGCACCGCAAGTTGAGGAATATAACGAACCATCGCCAAAGGCTCAGAACTGGGCTGAAAAAAATACTTGGTTTGGATCCGATAGAATAGCTACCAACGTAGCTTTGTCGATTCATGAAGAGTTAGCAGGCGAAGGTTTTGATTTAAACTCTGATGAGTACTACAATGAATTAGATACTAGGCTGAAGAACGAATTGCCTAACAGGTTTAATAACGTGGAAGCTGACCAAAAACCCGTCCAAACGGTTGCTTCACCATCACGCACAACATCAAGTGGACGCAAACAAAGTAATCGAGTGGAGCTTTCTCCAAGCGAGCAAAGATTGGCGAAACGTTTAGGCGTTTCATTTAAAGATTACGCAATACAAAAAGCGAGGTTACAAAAATCGTGAGTAAGGAAACAAATACAGTTAACAAAACTCCTAGGTCTGAAGATACTAGGGAATCTAAAAAAGCCAAACAGCCTTGGACTCCTCCAAGTATGTTAGAAGTACCTAACGATCCGCCTCCGGGCATCAAGTATCGTTGGATACGAGCTGAAGTTTTAGGTTTCGATGATCGCAGCAATGTCTCTAAGAGATTTAGAGAAGGTTGGGAGCCAGTTAAACCTGAAGAGGTTCCTGGTTACGATTATCCTACAATTGATGATGGTCGTCATGCTGGCGTCATCGGTGTTGGTGGGTTGATACTCTGCAAAATTGACGAGAACGTTGTCGAACAACGTGACCAGTATTATCAACAACAAACCGCTAACCAAATGACAGCAGTTGACAATGACTTAATGCGTGAAGAGAATCCTGCTATGCCTATCTCTAGAGAAAGGAATAGTAAGGTTTCATTTGGTGGAGGAACTAAAAATTAATAGTTCTTCTTTATTTTAACGTTTGGAATTTAAGTCGAAAATAACATGGCAAACGAAACTACTAAAATGGGCTTGGTCCCAGTTAGAAAGGTCGGTGGACAACCGTGGACAGGCGGACAACAAAGATACAGAATCGCAAGTGGCGCAACTACTGCTATCTTCCAAGGTGATTTGGTAACTCAACTCACTACTGGAACTATTGGTAGACATGCTGCAAGTGGTACTGTACCAATTGTTGGTGTCTTTAACGGTGTCTCATACACTGATCCTACTACTGGCGAACAGGTCTTTAAAAACCACTACCCTGGTAGCATCGCTGCAAGCGACATTATCGCCAACGTGATAGATGACCCAATGGTCGAATTTAGCATACAGTCAGATGAGGCATTCCCTATAACTGACTTGTTTGGTAACTTTGACGTAGTTGAGTCTTCTCCTGTTGGTGACACAAGTTCTGGAACTTCAAACATTCAATTAGATACTTCAACTGGAGCTACAACAGCTACGCTTCCTTTGAAAGCTATTGATATTTCGCAAGATCCAGAGAATTCCGATACAGCGAGCGTTGGCACTAACGTAATCGTGGTTATACAAAACCACGTTATGGGCCAAAAAAGCGCTGGCTTAGCGTAAGAGGTTTAATAATGGCAATATCTAGAGCACAATTAGCAAAAGAATTAGAGCCTGGTTTGAATGCTCTTTTCGGAATGGAGTATCAAAGATACGAAAACGAGCACGCTGAAATTTACGACACAGTTTCTTCTGACAGAGCGTTTGAGGAAGATGTGCTACTCGTAGGTTTCGGTAACGCCCCTACAAAAACTGAGGGACAAGGCGTAAGTTTTGATACAGCTTCAGAATCATACAGTGCTAGATACACTCACGAGACAGTTGCATTAGCATTTGCTCTCACCGAGGAAGCTATCGAAGATAACTTGTATGACAGACTTGGTGCAAGATACACTAAAGCATTAGCTAGAAGTATGGCGCACACTAAACAAGTCAAAGCTGCTGCTATCCTAAACAACGCTTTCAACTCCAGTTTTACTGGTGGAGATGGGAAAGAGCTTTGTGCTACTGACCACCCTCTATCTAGTGGCGGAACGTTGAGTAACGAGTTAAGCACTGCTGCTGATTTGAATGAAACTTCTTTGGAAAATTCATTGATCGATATAGCTAACTTCAAAGATGACAGGGACATGATCCTTGCTCTTAGAGGTATGAAACTAATCGTTCCTACAAATCTACAGTTTGTTGCTGACAGACTCATGGGCACACCAGGAAGAGTTGGCACTTCTGACAACGACATTAACGCCGTAAGAAACATGGGCATGGTGCCTGATGGTTACGTCGTCAATCACTTCTTAACAGATACAGATGCGTTCTTTATCAAAACTGATTGCCCTGATGGGTTCAAACATTTTGAAAGAACTCCTTTGTCTACTGCTATGGAAGGTGATTTTGACACTGGTAACATGCGTTTCAAGGCGAGAGAAAGATACTCATTTGGGTTCTCTAACCCAAGATGTGTATTCGGTTCACCAGGAGCGTAAACAAACAGATCTTAATGAAGTCTTAATCTCTGCTTTATAACTCAAAGAGATTAAATAAAGGGGCATTTATTTGCCCCTTTTTTTTGTTATAATCAAAAATCAACTAGGGACAATATTAACTATTTATCGACTGACCTAGCAGACAAGCCGAGACGATAAATATAATTAAGGAGACTTAATATGGCAAAATCAACTTTCAGTGGACCAGTTAAATCACTGGCAGGATTTATTTCTGCTGGTAATGCAAACGTGGTCAGTTTAACCGCAGACACAACTTTAACCGTGGCTGCACACGCGGGAAAAATTTTAACTACTAACGATGCTGACGGTAAATTTACTTTACCTAGTATTGTTGCTACCGCTCCAGATAGAGACGACGATCCTAATCAATTAAATAATTTAGGGGCTAGTTTTTTCTTCGTAGTGGAAACAGCAGCTACTGACATGGACATCTTAACCGATGGTACCGATAAATTTGTTGGTGGGCTTTACACTGGTAAAGACGATGCTACTGGTAAAACTTTTATATCAGGCGCTAGTAACGATGTAATTACAATGAATGGATCAACTAAGGGTGGCTTAGCAGGAAGTATCGTTAAGGTAACTGCTATTGCTTCTGCTAAGTACGCAGTAGAAGGAATCATCTTAGGTTCAGGCACTATAGTTACTCCATTTGCTGACGCATAATAGGAGATAAATTATGGCTGATACAGTAACTTCACAAACCATAGCTGATGGCGACAGAATCGCCATTTTAAAATTTACCAATGTCAGTGATGGCAGCGGTGAATCAGCTGTAAAAAAAGTTGATGTATCTGCGCTTGCTGCTAACAGTCAAGGTGAAACTTGCACTGGCGTAAAGGTAGCAAAGATTTGGTGGGCATGTAGAGGTATGGGCGTCAATTTAGAGTTTGACGCCTCTACCAACGTATTGATTACAGGCTTGCCAGCAGATAGCACAGGCGATGAGTATTACGACGAAGTGTTTAGCGGTATTCCAAACAATGCAGGATCTGGTAAAACAGGCGACATTGATTTTACTACCGTAGGTCACAGTAGCGGAGATACTTATTCAATCATCTTAGAATTAATAAAAACTTACGCTTAATAGGTAAAATATGTATAAGAAAACAAAAGGTTATGCTATGGGTGGCATGGTCAAAAAGACCAAAGGCTACGCCAAAGGCGGCATGACCAAGAAAACCAAAGGCTATGCAATGGGCGGTGCAGCTAAAAAAACTAAAGGCTACGCTAAAGGTGGCATGGCTAAAAAGACTAAAGGATACGCTATGGGCGGAATGGCAAAAAAAACTAAGGGCTATGCGAAAGGTGGCATGGCTGGCAGAAGAAAATAGTTTGTGCCAAACCTAATTAGTAATATCCCGTACTTTAGGTGTTGGGTAAGGAGAGAGTTTACATGCAACCACACTGACTACCATGGAGAGTTTATCCATGCGTATGCGATTGCAGTTAATACCATACCAGACAGATCTTTAAGCTTTCAGGTCGTGTTCACGGGTTGTGAAATAGACAACGATGACTGGACTGAAGGCAACATTCATGGTGGCGCTATGTGGGCACGATTGCCCATACAAGCCATGGTCGCTGACATACCTTTAAAAAAGTGGCCTGAACCCATGGAAGATCACCTAGCGCAGCCTTGGGACTGCGAATCGAGAGATCATTCAGTAATCACTATGGATAGAGTCAGCTCTAGTCCATGGATTTGTAAGATAGGCAATAAATTTCACACAGGTAAATATCTGTTTACTGTTGACTATACTAACAATGAGATAGCAGATGATCCCGCTCAACATAAACAATCACATGTGTTATATTTAACCGACGCTGGAAAGTGGACTGGAAACTTTGTTGCTTTACCAAACAACAGAGTTAGGGCGACAAGCCCGGCATTGTGGCGAACTGGAGAAGGTGCGCCAGACTTCATGCCTTCACAATGGACACACTCAGCAGAAGGACATGAGAGTTATTTGGATCCCAATATAACTTTCAACAATTTATACGAGGATTGAAATGGCAACTTCTAACAGCACAAATTTTGAACCAAACGTAACGGAGTTCGTTGAAGAAGCTTTCGAACGTTGCGGTTTAGAGTTAAGAACAGGTTACGATTTAAAAACTGCTAGAAGATCTATTAATTTAATGTTGGCTGAGTGGGCTAACAGAGGTTTGAATCAGTGGACAATAGAACAAGATACGCAAACTGTTACTGAGGGCACCAGCACTTACACTTTAAATGCAAACATAATAGATATTCTAGACGTTGTTGTTAGAAGAACTGTCAATCAAACTCAAACAGATATCAGCATGGATAGGATTAGTAGAAGCGAATATTTAAATATTCCTAATAAAAATACTAAAGCCAGACCCACACAATTCTTTTTAGACAAACTAAACACTCCAGTATTAAAAATTTGGCCATCGCCAGAAAACTCAACCGATGTTTTAGTGTTTAACAAGATAGTTAGAATGGACGATGCTGATACTGCTTTGAATACAATGGATATGCCGTTTAGATTTTATCCTTGTTTCGTTGCTGGACTAGCTTATTATCTATCGATGAAAAGAGCTCCAGAAAGAACCATGACTCTAAAAGGCGTATACGAAGAAGAGTTTAGAAGAGCAGCAGATCAAGACGAAGACAGAGCATCTTTACGAGTTGTTCCTTATCACCAAGGATACTAATGGCAAAAGCTGTAGGAAAACACGCTTACGGTATATGCGATATAAGTGGTTTTCGTTATCCGTTAAAAGATATGAAGCGCACTTGGGACGGACTCTTGGTGGGTCCAGATCAATGGAATGCTAAACATCCACAACTAGAACCAAGAAGACACGTTACTGACGCTGAAGCTCTAAGTAATCCTAGACCAGATCAAGACGCTGACGGCGGTAAAGGTTATGTAGTGATAACGGCAAACTTAATCACGCAAAACTTTTCTATGATTAACGATTCGTTGCCAAAACTATTTGAAGTTGGCAGATCCGTAGGTTCGGTTGGTGATGTTACTGTCACTACAGATATACCAGCAAACAGAGCTACGCCTGATGGTTTATCTGCCACTGCTTCTTTAGGAACAATATCTGTTACAGGCACCACAGTGAACGAGACTTTAACAGGTCAAGCGGCCACGTCTGGTTTAGGTACTGTTTCTGTTACAACAAGTTCAGTTACAACTTATACTGTAACAGTTGCTTCTGGTACTAACTCTTACGGTAGCGGTAATAAATACTACCTAGATGGATCGGTTAGTCCGACAATAAATTTATCAGAAGGTAGCACTTACAAATTTGATCAATCAGACTCTTCTAACAGCGGCCACCCGCTTAGATTTTCTACCACGGCTAACGGCACCCACGGCGGTGGTTATGAATACACAACAGGCGTTACCACTAACGGAACTCCAGGAAGTTCAGGCGCTTATACGCAAATAACGGTAGCCTCTGGAGCACCAACACTATATTACTATTGCACAAACCACTCTGGCATGGGTGGGCAAGCAAATACACCTTAATGCTATAATTAATTATGACTTACGCAGAACTAACAACATTGATACAAAATTTTTGTGAAAGCACAGAAACAACTTTCACGGCAACCATACCTGACTTTGTTAAAAACGCAGAAGAAAGAATATTTGAACTGGTGCAGTTTGATTTTTTTAGAAAGAACGTACAAGGTAATTTAACAACAGGTAATAGATTCTTAACAACACCAACAGATTTCTCTAGCAGCTTTTCTTTAGCAGTAATAGATGGCAACAACGACTATGAGTTTTTATTAAAAAAACATCCTAGCTTTATGCAGGAATACACCGTTGATGTATCTGATACTTCTTTGAGAGGCAAACCTTTGTACTATGCAGACTTTGATAAAGAGCTGTCTACTGCATCGAATAACGGTAGCACCATAATTGTTGCGCCAGTTCCAGACAGTAACTACAGCGTTGAACTGCATTATTTATACAAGCCAACTAGCATAGTTTCAGATACAACTGGAACTTGGTTATCAAGCAATGCTAGAAACGCTTTGTTATATGGATCTCTGGTCGAAGCCTACACATTTTTAAAAGGCGAACCAGACCTTATGGCTCAGTATGAAAATAGATTTCAACAAGAAATACTTAGGTTGAAAAACAAAGCTGAAGGTAGAGGAAGAAGAGATGAGTACAGATACGATTCTTTAAGAACGCAAGTAACTTAACATAAACAAAACAAGGAGAAATAATGGATAAGATAAAAGATCTTGAGGGTAAAAAAGTAGCTATTGTAGGTCTAGGACAAAGTTGGTTTGACTTTGCATTAGCTAGAACTAACGGTACAAAGTTCGATGAAGTATGGGCAATCAACGCAGTCGGTAACGTAATCTATCACGATAGAGTTTTCATGATGGATCCTGCGTCTAGATTTTTTGATAGCGATGATGCAGGCTTACAAACCGATGGAGCCGTTGAAATGTTAACAAATCATCAAGGCCCAATATATACATGCGAAGTTGATGAAAGGTGTCCAGGTCACGTTGCTTATCCGATTAAAGAAGTTTTAGAAGAAACTAACTGTCATTATTTAAACAACACGGTTGCTTATGCCATAGCTTTTGCTTTTTGGAATAAAGTAGGTGCTTTGCATTTATTCGGTATAGATTTTGGTTACAAAGGTAATTTATATTTTGCTGAAGCAGGACGAGCTTGTTGCGAATACTGGCTTGCTCTTTGCATGAAAGAAGGCATAGAAGTCGGTGTAGCTCATTCTTCTTTCTTGCTTGATACTGCCATACCAGACGAAGAAAAACTTTACGGTTATCATAGGTTAGACGATCCTTTAATTCCTAAATACGATCAAGAAAAAAATAAAATAACTCCCATAAAAAAAAGCGAAGAAAAAAGCTTTTGGGTAAATAAACCAACTTTTGTTGATAGACATACAGACAATCAACTCAGTGTAGAAGATATTAACAAAGCAAAAATAAACGAGCCAAAAAAATGGTAGATAAAATAACTCCAGAAGGATTGCCTGCTTTAGGAATTATAGAAACTAGAACTACTAATTACGGTGGACACCCGCCAGAGTTTTGGGCAGAACGATTAACAGAGAAGTTAGTGGGCACCTCTGAAGACTTAGAACCTCATATCGAAGCGCAAGCAAAAGCGTACGAAGAGGAGATAAAACAAGTCTGTTTAATTTACATAAAAAATGCTATAAAATCTTACAAAGCTAGTCTTATTCAAGAGCTTACTAAAGCTGGTGATGAGGACTTAGCAAACATAATAAAAAGGATATAACATGGCAATTACATCAACTTTAACAACCAGCTTTAAAAAACAGCTTCTAGAGGGACTTCACAATTTTAAAAACTCTGGAGGAAATGTATTTAAATTAGCGTTATATACAAGTTCTGCAACTATAGGTGCGGCTACAACTGCTTTTACAACAACAAACGAAGCAAGTGGCACCAACTATTCTTCAGGCGGAGGAACTCTAACTAGAGTAGATCCTACAACAGGCGGTACGACTGGGTTTACTGATTTTTCAGATCTTACTTTTAGCACAGCTACTGTTACTGCTAGAGGTTGTATGATTTATAACACTAATGCTAGTGGGGCAACTAATGCTTCTGTTGCTTGCATAGACTTTGGTGGAGACAAAACATCCACTGCTGGTGATTTTACAATAGTATTTCCTGCCGCCGCTGCGTCTACAGCTATTATTAGAATAGCGTAAGGAGAAAGCAAAGTGGCTTTCGTCCTTAACGACAGGG